GTGCATATCAAGGAGAAAACAACTCTGGTGCTGTATCTGGTTCAACTGGTGACATCTTTAGAGTACACGAACAACAACTAGACACTGATGTTACTATTGCATCAACAGACAATGCATTGGCAGCGGGGCCACTCACCATTGCATCTACAGTAACACTCACAGTGAGTGGAAACTTGACGATTGTATAGGGGATAGAGAATGGCATCAACATTAACAGTAGATAATATCGTAGGGGCAACAACAGCTGCAAATGTTAAGTTGCCTGCTGGTGGTATTCTTAATTATGGATTAGTAGAATATAGTATTGGAACTGGTGGTTCACAATCTTACACATCAACCTCTTATACAGATATTACTGGTGTAACAATTTCCTATACACCAAAATATTCTGGAAGTAAGTGTTTAATAAATTTTAATGTATTTGGAAGAATTCGAGGCCCATCTGGTCAAGATGTAGAATCATCTTTTAGAACACATATTGCTGGAAGTGCTGGTAAAGAATACAGAGTTATAGGTGACAATTTAGGTAAACTTGGTGATTCAATTTGGTTTCCTGTGTTTATTAATATTGCAGCTGAATATACAACAACTGGAACGAGTGCGGTGACATTTAAGATGCAGGTCAAAGCAGGAGCGCAAAGTAATTATTTTCAAGTTCCTCACCATGCAAATGACCAAGCTCACCAGACGATTTCAGTATTGGAGATTGCACAATGAGTCAGATAAATGTAAACACAATTGCAGATTCTAGTGGTTCAAATGCAATCACATTCAACACTATTTTAGGTGCATCTCAACACTATCGTTCTGTCGTATTTCCAGATGCAAACGGAAATAATTCGTGGGATGGCACTTCGGGTGGTTCGATGGATGCATATACTTCTATTGGAAATACAATTACTGCAACAAAGTCTCACGATAATAGTGGTTCTGATATTCAAAACTACGGAACAATATGGACTATTGGTGGACTAACAAATGGTATATACGAGTTTTCTGCATATGCGTCAACTGACAGAACTGGTAATGCATCAAACTCTAGTCTACTAATAAAACTTACAGAAGATGGCCCTGCTGTTGCTCGTGCTTTGGGTAATGGTGAAACACAACTATATACAAATGTTAGTATGTCTAGTCAAATTCGTGATTATACTTCAACCGTTCCAACTGTTGCAATTGAATTTTATTGTAATCACTCAAATTATGCAGTAAATATTGGTTCTGGATTTACAGTTAGAAGGATAGCATAATGGCAACAGTATCAGACGCACTACAAGAATTAGGAATTACAGAATGGGTTCTCAGAGGAGAACCTACAACAGATGCTGAGTTCAGACAGATGTTCAGAAAAGTTATCGGAACAACTGATAACGGTTCTGCAATTGAATCAGATAACTCTGCTGACTGGCCAGATGGTTTGACTTGGGAAACTGTAGATAACAAACGCACAGAACTCAATGCCGCAGAACCACTAAAACTACTTCGTGCAGAAAGAGACAGATTGATTGCACAGACAGATTGGTGGGCAAGTTCTGACCTTACAATGACGGCAGAACAGACTGCATATCGTCAGGCACTTCGTGATATTACAGAGGACTACAGTTCTCTTGATGATGTGGTGTGGCCGACAAAACCATAGGTGATTAAATGTCTAACCAGACTGATATTTTAGATAATGTACTTGGTGTTACAGATGTTGTAGAAACAACGACAAGAGATGTGACGCCCCCGAAACCAGTTCTTGTTCCAGAAACAAAACTGAATGAAGAGGACATTGACAATGATTATAAATATCAGAGAGAAAACTTTTATAATCTGATAGAAAGAGGACAGGATGCAATTGATGGTATCCTAGACCTTGCAAGAGAATCAGAACATCCTAGAACCTATGAGGTTGCTGGGAACTTGATAAAACAGGTTGCAGAAGTCACAGAGAAACTTGGAGACTTACAAACTAAGATGAAGAAACTCAAAGAAGTTCCTAACTCTGCACCTCAGAATGTAACAAACGCATTATTTGTGGGAAGCACAGCAGAACTACAGAAGATGTTAAAGGGAAAATAAGATGCCATTAACTAGAATTAGACAAACGGCGATTGGTAACGATAGTATTACCACTGCAAAACTAGATGACACTTCTGGTGGTTTGACACTGCCTGGCGTAGAGTATGTAAAAGTTCCAGTGGGAACAACTGCACAACGACCTTCAAGTCCAGTAAATGGATATATGAGATATAACACAAATTTTGAAAGACTAGAACAATATGCAGATGGACAGTGGCAGTCAATTGACACACCACCATCTATTACATCACTTTCTTATCCAAGTCCTGTTACTGCCGCTGATCCTGCTGGTGGAGAAACAATTACACTTACTGGTTCAAACTTTCAGGCTGGTGCAACAGTAACAGTCGGTGGAACTTCTGCAACTTCTGTTTCAGTTGTTAGCTCAACATCTATTACCTTTACTACACCAGTAAAAACTGCTGGTGACTATGATGTGGTAGTAGTAAACAGTAATGGTCTGTCTGCAACATTGACTAACGGTATTTCATATAACGGAACTCCATCATTCACAACCGCAGCTGGTAATGTTGGTTCTATTGCAGAAGATGCTGCAATGTCAACAATCACTATTGTTGCTGCTGAACCAGATGGCGGAACACTTGCATACTCAGTAACTTCTGGTGCATTACCAACTGGTGTATCAATGAGTTCTGCTGGTGCGATTACTGGAACACCTAATGTAAACCCTACTTCTGATACAACATTCAACTTTACTGTCACTGCAACAGATGATGAGAGTCAGACAAACAGTAGAGCATTTAATCTGATTGTTCTTCGTCCTATCTATGCAACATCAATTGATAACAGTTTGAGACTTAATGATGATGACAGTGCGTATCTAACAAGAACTCCATCGTCTGCTGGAAACCGAAAAACTTGGACTTGGAGTGCGTGGGTTAAGCGTGGAAATTTTGGTTCAGCGCAGTATGTGTTCTTTGCTTACAACGGTAACAGTGACGCAGGTTTCTTTAGAATTGAATTTAATTCAACTGACACACTAAGGGTTCGTGGTTGGGGAACAACATACCTAGAAACATCGGCATTATATCGTGACACATCAGCTTTTTATCACATTGTTTTAGTAACAGATACCACACAATCACAAACAAGTTCAACTGCTTCAGATAGTAGAATGAGATTGTATATTAATGGTGAGCAAGTTACAGCATTTAGTTCAGCTTCAATGCCTTCACAAAATACTGACCTTCCCATCAATAATAATATTATACATAACTTATCAAGTTCTACTGGATATTTATCAAGTAGTTATTTTGACGGATACTTATCCGATGTTCACTTCATTGATGGTCAGGCATTGACACCTACTTCTTTTGCTGAAGAGTATTATGGTGTGTGGGTGCCTAAGGCTTATACTGGAAGTTATGGCACGAATGGATTCCGTTTACCTTTTGAACAGTCTTTCACTTCTGGGAATAGTATAGATTTTGGAACTAATAGAACAAATGCGATTACTTATTCAGATGCTTCTTCTTATGACATTGGTTCATCAGACGACTTTACTATTGAATATTTCTTCAAAACCTCAGACGTAGGTGTTAACTATGGTAACTGGATGGGTCATTACAATGCAGGCGGCCCACATCATTTGATTGCTTATGATTTTAGAAGTTCAACTAGAGACTTGTTTTTCTATTCAAATAATGGTCAAGCATTAAAATGGTCTGTTGCTGGTGACGTTACTTTGGCTAATGGTACTTGGCATCATGTAGTATTTCAAAGAGATGGTACTACATTACGAGCATATATTGATGGCACACGGTTAACGTCTGTTGTAAATACTTCTTCTAGTTGGTCTTTAAGTGATGGTAAAGCAACAAACTTTAATCAGGCTTATGATTTAAGCCAAATTAATATAGGCGTGCCATTGGTGCCAGGCCTGGTTGGTTCATTGAGTAATGTTAGATACGTTATTGGTAGTACTGTTTATGCTGATGATGATAATGACATTACTGTACCCACAAGTTCTTTAACAGCCGTTGCTAATACAAAGTTATTAACAGCCGTTAATAGCACACTTGGAGATGATATCAGTTCCGAAAACAATGATGGTTCTGTTACTGGTTCACCAACAGTTAGTAACATCAGTCCATTTGGTGCTCAATTCTATAATGACGCAAGTAGTAATGGGAATAACTTTATTGCCAGCGGACTAGTCCCAACCGATGTCGTGATAGATTCGCCTACGAACAACTTTGCTACCATGAACCGATTAAAACACAATAATACTTCATTTGCTTTTTCTGAAGGAAATCTTGATGTGTTTAGTTCACAGACAGGTACAAATCCTGCCTTGACAGGCACGATTTATGTGTCTAGTGGAAAATGGTATTGGGAGACTTATATCAGAGCACAGGGTAATGCATCTAATGTTGTCGGTATTGCTAGTCAACCAAATGATTTGGAAGATGATAGCTATTCTGGTTACGGCAAAGATTGGATGTATGGGTATATGGCATCTGGCAGTAAACGGAACAATAATAGTGCGGTTAGCTATGGCGACACTTGGACAACAGGTGATATTATTAGTGTGGCGTTAGACTTGGATGCTGGTGCTGTATATTTTTATAAAAATGGCACGATACAAAATAGTGGCACAGCTGCATACACTAGTTTAAGTGGACTGTTTGTGCCTTATAACTTAGTCTATAACAACGGCGCACAGGTTTTGAATTTCGGGCAAGATGACAGCTTTGCTGGTAATAAAACATCTGGGTCATCTGCTGATGCTGATGAATCAGGTTTGGGAACATTTTATTATACTGTGCCTTCTGGTTACAACGCTTTGGCTGTAGCCAACTTACCAGAATCCACAATAGATGTAACAACTGATGATCGTCCAGAAGATTACTTTAATACAGTTATTTATTCTGGTGATAATACAAGTGGAAGAAGCATAACTGGCTTTGGATTTCAGCCAGATTTAGTTTGGATAAAGTCTAGAACTTACGCTGACAATCATACACTAACCGATTCTATTCGCGGCGGCACAGCACAATTAAGGTCGAATCTTAACAGCTCAGCATCACAATTTGGTGATATGGATATTAGTTTCAACTCCGATGGATTTACAAATGCTGGAAGTGCTCAAAATGAAACTGGAAGAGACTTTGTTTCATGGGGTTGGAAAGCTGGTGGCGCTCCAACTGCAACCAACTCTGCTGGTGTTGGTAATGTGCCTACCTCTGGTTCAGTGATGATTGATGGTGTTGCCTCAACATCTGCCCTTGCTGGAACCAACCCTGTTAAAAAACTTAGTGCAAATACCAAGTCTGGTTTTAGTATTGTAAATTATACTGGTGATGCAGCGAATACAACAAAAGCACATGGTTTGGGTAAGAAACCATCATTTGTTATATGTAAAAAAACTGATGCTACAGGAGGTTGGGTAACTTGGCACCAAGATCTTCCTGGCACAGAAAACGACAAATATATGTACCTTGACAGCGTGTCAGGCACTACAGCTGGTACAACCTCTAATTATTGGGCTGGTGGTTTTGACGTAAATGTGTTTGGTGGATGGACTTCTGGCGGTGATAATAATAATACTGGAACAGATTATATTGCTTATATCTGGGCAGAAATTGAAGGATTTAGTAAATTCGGAAAATACACCGGCACCGCAAACGCTGACGGGCCCTATTTTTATTGTGGGTTTAAGCCATCATTTGTAATGATGGGTAATGTTTCGTTGAATGTAACTTGGTATTTAATTGACAATAAGATTGGTAATGCTGAAGGTAATACTGTGCCTGGCAAATTTATGGGGCCAGGTACTAGTAATACTCAAGATACCCCAACTGGTGTTGATTTCTTGTCCAATGGTTTCAAAATTAGAACTACTGGTGGTGGGCAAAATGGAGATGGTCAGAGTCATGTATTTATGGCATTCGCTGAAGACCCATTCAAGTATGCCGAGGCTAAGTAAAACTGATTAAGTTACATTATGTCAAATTATGATCATTATCTTGGAAACCCTCTACTAAAGAAATCCAATGTTCCTGTAGAGTGGACGAAAAATCAAATTCTTGAATACCAGAAGTGTATGGAAGACCCTTTACACTTCATTCAAAACTATATTCGTATCGTGTCTTTGGATGAAGGACTTGTACCTTTTACAATGTTCCCATTCCAAAAAGATATGGTAGGAACTATTCATAACAATCGATTCACTATATGTAGAATGCCGAGACAGTCTGGCAAGTCCACGACTATGGTATCCTATATTCTTCACTACGTTCTCTTCAATCCAAGTATGAATGTTGCAATCCTTGCTAACAAAGCTTCGACTGCACGAGACATTCTTGGTAGACTTCAACTTGCATATGAGAATCTTCCTAAGTGGTTACAACAGGGAGTTATGTCTTGGAATAAAGGTTCACTTGAATTAGAGAACGGTTCTAAGATTGTTGCATCTTCTACATCTTCCAGTGCTGTTCGTGGTGGATCATTCAACATGATCTTCCTAGACGAATTTGCATTCGTTCCAACTAACGTAGCTTCAGATTTCTTTAGTTCTGTGTATCCTACAATTTCGTCTGGTAAATCTACTAAGGTGATTATTGTATCTACACCTAACGGTATGAACCTGTTTTATAAACTGTGGACAGATGCAGAGAACAAACGTAACTCCTATAATATCATTGACGTACACTGGAGTGAAGTGCCAGGCCGAGATGATAAGTGGCGCAAGGAAACTATTGCAAACACCTCAGAGGAACAGTTCCAAAGAGAATTTGAGTGTGAGTTCTTAGGTTCATCCAATACACTTATTCATGCAGCTAAAATCAAAACAATGGCATTCCATAATCCTATTCAGTCAAACGCTGGATTGGATATGTATGAGAAACCTAAAACTGGCGCAACATATGTTATTGTCGCTGATGTGTCAAGGGGTACAAATAATGATTATTCAGCATTTATTGTATTTGATGTATCCACAGTTCCTTATAAGATATGTGCAAAATATCGTAACAATGAAATTAAACCTCTCTTGTTTCCCAACATTATATATGATGTTGCGAAAGCATATAATGAAGCATATGTTATGATTGAAGTGAATGATATTGGTGAACAAGTCGCATCTTCTCTACAGTTTGACTTAGAGTATGAGAACCTTATTATGGCAAGTATGCGAGGTCGTGCAGGTCAAGTCGTTGGGGGTGGTTTTAGCGGTGGAAAAGCACAACTTGGGGTAAGAACAACTAAGGCTGTTAAAAAGATGGGTTGTTCTAATATTAAACAGATTATCGAAACAGATAAACTTATTATCAACGATTACGATTTAATTAACGAGTTTTCAACATTTATCCTTAAAGGACAGTCATATGAAGCAGAAGATGGCCACACTGATGATTTAGCTATGTGTTGTGTTTTATTTGGATGGTTGGTTCAACAAACTTATTTTAAAGAGTTGACAGATGATGACATTCGTGCTAGAATGTATGCTGAACAACAAGGACAATTAGAACAGGATATGGCTCCATTTGGATTTATGGATGATGGATTACAGTCTCCTTTTGGAGAAACAATTATAGATGAGTATGGAACACGTTGGAGCCCAGTAGTTCGTTCTTATGATTCTGATTGGTAAAAACTAAAAATACCTACATAATATCAGTAATATCGTTTTCTAATTTAAGATAACAGTTTGCACAAACTACTTTAGATTCGTTGATTAAGTCCAATACTTCTTTTCTTGAATCTTCGTTTAAACCTTTTCTTTTAGTTAGAGTACGAACTTTGCCCTCATGGGGGTAAAACTGGAGACACGCAGTTTCGGATTCACCACAGTATTCACAAGATTTTTGACCAAGATATTCATTAACCCATATCTTACGAGCTCTGTAATTGCGTTTTGAAACCTTTTTGATTGTTTCCTTATACTTTTGATAGAATTCAGACATACATTTATTTATGTGTTTATAAACCTATAAAAAGTAAAGTGAAGAAAAGGTTTATTATAAATATATTTGTAAGTTTGAGGAAACACAAACCTATTATTATAATGTATCCAATAAAGGAGAAAAAAAGATGGCATTTCAAGTAAGCCCTGGCGTTCTCGTAAAAGAGATTGACTTGACAAATGTTGTTCCTGCTGTTGCGACATCAATTGGTGCGATTGCTGCTGGCTTTTCAAGAGGCCCAGTAGAAGAAATCATTCCAATTAGTTCAGAGCAAGAACTAGTTCAAGTCTTTGGTAAACCTGACTCAAATAACTTTGAGACATGGTTCACTGCCGCAAACTTTCTTCAATACGGAAACGCTCTTCGTGTAGCTCGTGCAGATACTTCTGCAGCTAAAAACGCTACCGCAGACGGAACTGGATTGAAGATTAAAAACGATTTTGATTATGATTCTAATTATTCCGGCGGACAAGGTTCTGTTGGAAACTGGGCTGCAAAATTCCCAGGCACATATGCAAACGGTCTTGCCGTTTCAATTTGTTCTAATGCAACTGCATATGAACAAACATTTACTGGTGTTGCTGGTACACTTGGTGTAACCACAGGTACACCCGCTATTGGCGCAACTGTTGTTGGAATTGATAACGGTGGTGGTTCTGCTGGTGACGGTGGTAACTTGTTCAGTATTGGTGATATTGTAAACTTCGCAGAAGCAGATGGTTCTCAGTATGAAGTTACTGCTGTTGCAACAGATGATATCACAATCAGACAACTAGACAACCCAAATGGTGGCGGACTAAAATCTGCACTAACTGCTGCAACTACTGTTCGCAGACGTTGGAAGTACTATGACCTGTTCGATGGTGCTCCTGGCACATCAACTTGGGCATCAGACAAGAACCTTTCAGCTGATGAGATGCACGTTGTTGTATATGATACAACTGGTAACACAACTGGATTTGATGCTGATATTGCTGGACAAAGAGGTAATGCTGTTGTTGAAACATATGCATTTGTCTCTCAGGCTGGCGAAGCAAAAACCCCACAAGGTGGAACAAACTTCTACGCTAATGTTGTGAACAGAGGTTCCAGTTATGTTCGTTGGATGGATCACGATGCATCACTAACTAATGCTGGAACAACTGTTGCATCTGGTGCTGCATATGCATCAACAAGTGGTGATGCTGGTGTTATTACAGACACACTAACTGGTGGTGTGGATGCTAATCCAACAATTGGTGAATTGGACACTGCATATCAGTTGTTCGTTGATCCAGATACAATCGACATCAACCTAGTTATGGCTGGAACTTGTCCTGCTGGAACAGATGGTGTCACACACGCAACTATGATTATCGACCTTTGTGAGGCTCGTAAAGACTGTGTTGGTTTCATCTCTCCTCGTAGAGCAGATGTTGTTGGTATCACTAGTGGTATTACACAAACAACTAATGTTGTTGCATTCTTTGACCAACTCGCAAGTTCTTCATATGCAGTATTCGACAGTGGATACAAGTATATGTACGACAGATATTCAGATGTGTATCGTTATGTTCCTTTGAACGGTGATATCGCTGGTGTTGCTGCGAATACAGACAATGTTGCTGATCCTTGGTTCTCACCAGCTGGTTACAACAGAGGACAAATTCGTGGTGCAGTTAAACTTGCATACAATCCTAACAAAGCACAAAGGGATATCATCTATCCTGCTCGTATTAATCCTGTTATCTCACAGCCTGGACAGGGAACAGTATTGTTTGGTGACAAGACTGCTCTTTCAAGACCTTCTGCGTTTGATAGAATTAATGTGCGTAGATTGTTCCTCGTACTTGAGAAGGCGATTGCTACCGCTGCTAAGTTCCAGTTGTTTGAATTTAATGATAATTTCACACAAGCACAATTTAGAAACTTGGTAGAACCTTTCCTTAGAGATGTACAAGGACGTAGAGGTATTACTGATTTCTCTGTTGTTTGTGATGAAACAAATAACACTGGAGAAGTGATTGATAGAAATGAATTCGTTGGAGACATTTATATCAAGCCTGCTCGTTCAATCAACTTTATTACACTGAACTTTATCGCCGTAAGAACTGGTGTTGCGTTTAGTGAGGTAGGAGGTTAATCATGGCTAGTATAGACGATTTCAAATCCCAACTCACTGGTGGTGGTGCAAGAGCTAACCAATTTAGGGTTACAATTACCACCCCAGCTATTTTTACAGGATTGGGTAATCTTGAAAAAACATCATTTATGGTTAAGGCAGCTCAGTTGCCTGGCCAAACCATTACAGAAATTCCTGTAAACTTTAGAGGACGCCAATTGTTCCTTGCTGGTGACAGGACTTTTGAAACATGGAATACTACAATCATCAATGACACAGACTTCTATGTTCGTAGAGGAATGGATAGATGGATGAACGGTATCAATAACTTGAGAGACAACACAGGCGAGTCTGACTTGAATCAGTTCACATCTGATCTAATTGTTGACCAATTGGATAGGGATGATTCAGTTCTGTATAGTTACACACTTAGAACTTGTTGGCCTACAGTTATTGCTCCAATTGATTTGGATTATGATACTGTAAGTGAGATTGAAACCTTTGATGTGACTTGGAGATATATGAGTTTCACAGTTGGTGGAATAGCGTAATCTAGTTTTACAAACTTACTAAATAGTAAGGTAAAATTAGGAGACTTATAGTATGGCTGAACTTTTTGGTTTTAGAATCACAAAAGCGAATCAGGGCGGGGGTAGTGATGGATTCACTACTCCCTCTACTGACGATGGCACCCTTGATGTAGTATCGGGCGGTGGACATTATGCTTCTGTTCTTGATATGGATGGTCGTGACAAAAATGAAGTAGATTTAATTAGAAGATATCGTGACATTGCACAACAACCAGAGTGTGATAGTGCAA